TTGGTTAGTAAGGATATCTTCCTCACGAGCGGTCATGTACTTCATTTCAAGGTTTCCGCTAGATAAAGGATTAGATTTGGGGTAAAGTAGACCTTTGGATGGTAAATCTACAGCTTCGGTGGGCATTTTAAATTCGCTCATAATTTATTATAACTTTATTGTTGTATATAAATATATAAAAATACAAGAAGGCCTGCCAAAAGACAAGCCTTTCTTGAAAAATATGCAATACTTCTTAGAAGTTCAATACACAGTAATCCATTCCTAATGTCATGGTAAGGTTTTGTGCTTCAGCTTCTGTATCCCAGTTGTATTCACCGAAATCAGCAGTTTTAATAAAAGCACCCATTAACACCCATTCAGAAACGATATCACCTACAGGACCTAAAACATCCAATACAATATCTTTCTTATAGAAATCAGCATAACCATCACGGCCCGTTACTGATTCATGGTGTAAACGAACCCATTCCATAGTTGCTTGAGCGCCTGAAGGAGTGATAGGATCAAACAATGTTAGTGTTACATCGTTCCACAACATTTTACCTTTAATTTTACGGTAAACGTTGATGTGGTTTAATTTAATTTCACTTTGATCAAATCCTAACCCATTAATTCCTTTAATCATGTATGATGGAAAACCATCAACGTACATGATAAAACGGTTTTTTACCTTAGGTTCAAAGGCAGTGAAAAATATTTCGTTAGAGCTTAAAATTGCCATGTTCTTATTTTATTATAAATATTATTACTCAAAAGAGGCTCCAGTAGGAAGAATATTAAAGTTTAACACTACAAATTCCGCAGTTTTAGTTGGTTGAATATAAATAGCACCTACTAATTGGTTGCGGTCAATAACATCAGCTGTGTTGTTTGATTCATCCATTACTACCTTATATGCATACAAACCTTGACGTTGTTGTACTGATGCTAAATATGGGTTAACTTGAGATAAGAAGCTGTTACGAGTTGCAACGCTGTTTTGTTCAAATACCAAGTTATTACTTATACCACCAATATAATTTTTCAAAGAGATCAACAAACGACGAACGTTTACGCGATCCAAAGCACTTGCTTTAGTTTGTAATGTTTTCTGCCCAAATACTACAATACCTTGTCCTGGGAATGTTGCAATTGGGTTAACTTTACCTAAGTATAATGTATCACGGTTTGATTGAGATAATTTCTGTTCAACACGCAATACTGTTGATAAACCACCACGATTAAATCCAGCAGGTGCAAACCATTCAGCCGCAACGCTATCATTATAGGAATAAACACCAGGCATCATGCTAGAGGCAGGTACCCAAACATTTTTATCAGTTTCAACATCAGAAATTTGTAACCAAGGCCAGTAAGTAGTAGCGTATGAGTTATCAATTGAGGCAGCGTTAGTAACTGCGGTTCCAACATTTGATCCATATCCTACCATATCAGTTACATAAATTGCATCACCACGATTTTGAGTGTTTGAAATAATATTTGATATAGTTGAGCTATAGTCAGCTTTATACAAACCAGGAGTAACTAATACGTTGTATTTGTAGTCATCTTTATTGCTTAACAAAGCAATCATATTAGTGTAGTTATCAGAAACTAAACCTTGTGTGTTTGATGCATTAATATTGTTATAAAAATTAGCACCTACTTTTACATCACCCGTTGCGCCAGTGAATGAACCACTTGCTAATATTGGAAGTGAAGAAGTAAACTGTGATTTTGCTACACCGTTATTATCAAAATAATCAGGAGTAGTTAAATTAATAGATTTAACACGAACATAAGCTGATTTATTAGGGTAAGAACCAGATACTTCAATTTGGTTAGTGGTTGAATTATAATTGTAAACATAATCACCAAGTACTTTAACAATAAAGTTAGATGTTTTAGGGTCTAAAGATAAACCTGACCATGTTTCCATTACTGATTTAGTATTAGAGGTATCATTACCTTGACGAATCAATAAAGTAAATGTTCCAGATCCAGTATCACGTTGTGAAATTTCCCAACGAACATTGTTTACAGAACCACTTGCTAATTGTCCTGCACTTCCTTCACTTGAACTACTGTTCATGATAATACCTTTAGATAAGGTTTCTAATACAAAAGCAGGTTGTGATGATGCTTGAGTAGAAGCGGAAATTGCGGTTGATGTAGCAGAGGTATAAGAACCAGATACTACACGAGCAACTAATAAACTAGTTCCCCCGTTATTAAAGTAGCTATAAGCGGTAATACCTGTAAAGAAACTGTAAACATCACTGCCACTTGTAACAGCACCACCAAAAATTTGTTTAAACTGTGAGTAACTTGTTACTAATGTAGGAATTTCTACAGGACCTTTTGCGGTAGGACCGATAATTGCGGCTCCAACTACAGGAGGCTGCGAAGTTACCTGAGACTGGTCGTTCTCATTGGTAAATACGCCTGGGGATATAATTTGTTCTGCCATGTTATTTTGTTATAAATATTACAGAACCTTGTAAAAAACCTTAAAATTATTTAAATATAAGTACCAATAAAGGTAAAATCAGTATTTGCTACATTACTTACAAAAGTAATGGTAGTAGGACTAGTTAAAGTTACACTCACGGTAGCGCTTGATTGAGAAGGTGCAACACCAAAAAATAGGTTTTGGTTTAATGTTTTACCTGTTAAATCAAGAGGAGTTACAGTAACCACACTAGTGTATGGAGGAGTTGCTCCTGTTTTACCTGCTCCGGCAAACATTTTTAACAACCCTACAACTGATACTGATGAGCCGCTTGGAATATAGTGCCCTGATAATTGTCCGGTTGAAGTAGCAGTATTTGCAATACTTGCTGTAGCGGCATAAGATGCAGATGTTGCTGTTCCTGTAATATTTCCTATAACACTACCAGATAATGAGCCTGTAAGTGAGGTAAAATTAGCAGAACTACCTGAAACTACACCTGTAGTTAAAGTATTAGATGAAGGATTATAGTAAGGGCCATTTGCCCCATCAGCGGCTAATTCATAATGACTTCCTAAAGCACCTGTACTGTTTTTAAATACTAAAGTATAATCAATATTAGTTGAAGAATTTGAGGCAATAAAAACTTTACTTCCAGAGTATGCATGAGAAGAAGTAGCAAATAAACTTCCCGTAATAGATAAAGAACCGGATAAATTAATATCGTATGCTTTTACACCTGTAAAGGCATCAATTGATTGTGATACATGCCATGCCTCAATAGTATAGTTTTGGTCTACTTGGTCAATACCAGGTGAAAATATCTGTTTTAATACGTTTGCCATTTATTATAAATATTTAAGAAACAAAAAAAAAAAAGGCCCTTTAATAAGGGCCCTTAATGTTAAGCACAATAAATTACTCTTTTACAGGTTCAGGAGTAAATTCTCCAGTTTCGATGCTAATTGATCCGACACCGTACTTGTCGCTCAATTCTTTACCCAAAGTTTGTTCTTCGGTCTTTAATTCACTAAGGAAAGTAAGAACTTCTTCTTTACGAGAATCTAAATTAATTTTAGATAATTCGATGTTTCCTAATTCACTTACTACAGCATTGTACTTTTGCTGAATTGCTTGAAGTTGTTCAACTTCTTCTACTGCTAATTTAACTGGTTCCATAACGTTATTTTGTATAAATATATTGTTTTTTAGTTAAAATTTTACCCTTTTATTGTTTTTAAGTTTCGTTTTGTATCTTCAATATACGCAGGGATCATCTTATAATCAACTAATAGTTCATTAAACATTCTTCTTGCATCATCCCTTCCTCCAATATACCAAATTGTAACTGCTTTTTGAAATACAACTACGTAATCACCTACGTACCCAATATCTGATCTGGTTTCTTTTTTATTCGGTATAAATTCTTCGGCTAGGCAGATTGCATTGTGTGCTTCATGCCATTCCCCTCCTAATTCGTAAACCAGACTTAGAATCCAGTATGCTTCAGGTCTTTGCGGTCTTACGTTAATGGCATGATAAAGTAAACTCTTAGTTGAGAAAATACGTCTACCTTGTTTTTTAAATCCTAGAGCAGCTCTGATTAATGCCTCATATACTAAATCCGGATCAGAAGATAATTCTGCCGTCCTTAAGTAAAATGATAAAGCAGAAGCATAATGTCCTTCAAAGTCGTATAGACAACCTAAATTAAAATTCTTTTCCGGATGATGTGGGTCTATAACGTATGCATGTAATACGTTTTGAAAGTCTATTTTACTCATTGTTTATTAATTCCTCCACTAAATCTTTAGGTACTCTTAATGCAAAAGCTGCATTATCTTGATAACCGTATGTTATAATTAAATCTCCGTCAATTTCAACAGCACCGCACACGAATTCAATCTGGGCTCCCATAAGGTTGATTTCATCTGAATATTTAACTAAGTTCCAATCTTTATCCCATACTAAAATTCTATGAGTATAAATTGAATCTTTATTTCCTCCTTCATTATACCAGAAGGTACATTCGTGAATAATTCCTAATTTGTATTCTCCCCAGTTAATTACATTAGAACCGCCTCTCATTTCCTGATTGGTTGTAATAGTTTGAGGTACTAAAGCAATAGTTTCACTCGATTCTGTTTTTAAATCAACTTTAACTACTTCTGTTGGATTAGTCCATTTAACAAAATGGAAGGGCATATCATTAATCGGCATCCAATTCTTCTCACAGTAAGAAGGTACGTTATTTGGAGGCTGAATTCTGTATCTTGCTTTTTCTACTACTGAATTCTTAGTTATAGTAATTTCGGATAATTCCATTCTACCTTCCCCGTTCGTAGTTGTATCTCTCCTTACCCCGCAGATAAAGTATTTACCGTCCCATTTAACAAGCCGGGCATCCTCTAATCCAATAAATTCCCAAAGTGGTGGTACGTCTAAATTGCTAGTATCTACTTTAAAGTATTTTTTAACAGATAGATCTTTATTTAAATAACAAAAGTAATTTGTTGTTCGTAAAGTTCTATCATCTTCCGGATGAAGGTATGATAACGGTCCCCATCTTCCTTGAAACTTCTGTTTAAATTCAGAATGGTACATATTGTAGCCAACATGCCTCAGAATTGCTAATGTATTATTTCCATCTACTAGAATAGAGGGATTACACAATCCTGTCCCTTCGGTATGCTCAGATGATATTTTTAGAGGAGTAATACTACCGCCTCTTTCTAAAACTAGTTTAGCTAGATTGTAAATCATTTATATAAAGATAATAACTTTTATTTAAAAAGCCAAGCTCTTATCGCTTATCTTTTGTTCCACATACAGAGCATTTATTATCCTTATCTAAAGGTCTGTACTCACCGCACTCTACACAATTGTCTGTAATTTGATTATATACCATATTTGTTTTTAATTCCTAAGTAATTTTGATAAACTTCGCTTGCGGATAGTGCTTTATTCCAGATATAAATAGAACTAATCTCAGCTAGGTTAGCAGTGTAATATTCAAAAATATAAATTGGAGCAGTACCTGCTGATTTTGGGTTAGAAGCTCCTACAGCTCCTATCGATACCCCATTAATGTAGGTTGTAACAGTTCCTGCATCTTTTGTAGCTCCAATAAAATAAGTTGTGCCTATAACAAATTCGGGACCGTTGAGTTCTAACCCAAAATTAGGACCGTTATATCCAGGAGCATATTGCCAGTGCATCCATCTAATACTAGGGAATCTCCATATAGCTGGAGATCGATCTGTTCCTCCAGCATTATAGCTAAATATTTTTTCCCATCCTCCTGTATATCCGTTAGGGTAAGTCGCAGTAGATTTAATTTTTAATGTATAAAATATAGAATGGTAATCTGTATTTAAAATATCAGTAGTAGATGTTGCTCCTGTTGTTCCTGAGGCGATTGCATATGGTGTTGTTCCCATAAATGCTGCTCCTGTTAGGTTTAGTTTATTTGGTCCTAAATCATAAGCTGTACTTCCTGCTCCGGGATAGGATTTAGTATTAGTGGTGTCAATAGCCCACTGTAAATTTGAACTGACTATATTTGGTCCTCCGGCTGCTCCCATATTTATAAATACTAGATTCCGAAACGATATCGGTTTGCTTCAAAATTTTGTGCAACTTCAAGATCGGTTAATGCTTTATTATAAATTTTTGCAATAGGAATATAACCGGTAAAATAGCCAGATCCAAATTCTCTACTAATTAAGATATTTGTAGTTCCTATGAATGATGCTATTCCGCCTGATCCTTGTAATACTCCGTTTTTAAATATGGAGGCTAAACCAGTTGCTGCATTATACCTAAATACAATGTGATACCAGTTATTTATAGTAACGGTTCCAGCTTGATAATCAGATGCGTAATGTCCCATATAGATATTACTACCTCTAAAGGTTAAGTGTAATCCTTGTCTATATGCTGTTTGATCTGTACCAAACATATTCTTATCGTTTGAAAGTACTGTTGGGTAACAAAAACATTCGGCCGTATAAGAGGCATCATACATTCCTAACTGGGATGCTGTTTTACCTATATCTAGATAATCATTAGTTCCATCAAATATCATTTCAGCGTTTGAATCGAAAGATACAAGATTTAAATCTAATGTAGAATTACTAATAAAAGGAATCATTGCTTGAGTTCCTGAACGAGTACCTAATACTAAAGGAGTGCAGTGTGCTTTTTGTTCAACTTGGTATCCAAAATAGTAAACTTTATCATTTAAAGAAGTTCCCGTATAACTACTCATGTAAATACCATTCTCGTTAGCTTGAGTTGTAACTGTTGCTTTTAGTAGCAGCCATTGATTTTTTGGCCAATTAGCACCATTCGTATCTCCATTATATGCAAAGTAAGCTAGTAAGTCGTTATTTACTGCTGTTCTTACATAAGGATAAATTTGCATTGAAGTTCCGGTAAAGTAGTACCAGATTGAAAAACTGTAAGTAGTAGAGGGAGATATTGTAATTATACTACTACCTAACTGCTGGTTACTCCCTGTGCCTGTTACTAGTGAACTAAAAATAAAGAGGTTGCTTGTATTTACGTTAGGAATAACTGGTTTTGGAATGCTAGTATCATTATCGTTAAAAGTTGCATTACCTCCGTTAACCCACCAGTTACTATTTGAATTTAAGTTGTTGTTAACTGCATAAGCAATATTTGTTGTAGGTTCTCCAATATACGAAGTTACTGTATTACCTGTATCGTAAGCAAATACTAATCCTGCTTCTGCTGTATTGGGTCCTGCTGCTCCTGCCATTGTGTATAAATATTAAAGGCCGAATCGTCCTTTTGTTGCGTTATAGTTTTGGGCTACTTCGGTTGCCGATAGTTGTCTATTATATCCTTTATATGCTGCTAAATCTCCGGCTATGGAAAATCCGGTATTCCCTCCCCAACCTTCTCCATAGGGATATAAGGTCATTAAACAAAGAGGTATACCGTTATTTCCAACAGCCGAAGCTCCTCCAGTTAATCCATGACTTGCGGTTCCAGAGTATTGTCCTCCGTTAATGTAATATCCTATTTGTGTTGGGTTTGCCCATAGTGTTAGATTTGTCCAGTTGCCTGTAGCTATACTAATAGCATAACCTATTTCATAACTATAGTCATTTCCTCCAGATCCTACTAACAAAGAAAAGGAACCGGCACCTATAAGCATGTTGTATCTTCCGCTTCCGTTCCAAG